CCCACACCAATGTCGGATAATGCACCCATCATATCCCGCTGGAAATCTAGGCCTCGAACTGCCAGGGGCAGACGCCTTGGTCGCCGAGGTTCTGCAACACTGGGAGGAGTATCACGCGTTGTGGACATCGGGATGCTTGATACACCTAGAGGCGCCGTTACAGAGTCCCGTGCAAGCCTTGATAGCGTCGTGGATTACCCATGCACGTCAGGGAACGCGGGAACAGCTGCTGACAGTGATAATTCCATCAGTGTCAATGTTTGGCCAGACGTACGCCAACGCCTTCTTGGCCATCTACGACAGTATGTCTACGGGGTCGAAAGAACTCCTCGAACAGCTGCCCAATTGATGATGAAGGCGCAGGCGTGGTTACACAAGCATCGATCTGATCTAGGATTGTTTGACCACGAGGCTGCTATGTACGAACTTGCAGCGCAGTGTGTCCGCGAGGTCATTGTTCCTGATGAGGAGGAGCTAAATCTCATTAGACTCTATGGTAATCGGGGGTCTATGAAATTGGTGGAGTATGCTAATGTGGCGGCTGTTGAAATGGTCGACCCCAGAAACAGGCTCGGTCTTGGCTGGATTTGTCTGGCCGGGGTAGGGTTTGCAACTGGTGTCGCGATAGCTGTTAAAGGCCATCGCACCGCATCAGCTTCTGTGCTGGGAGCTGTCGCTCTTGGCACCACTCTTATGGGGTGTGTTGGCTACACATCACGCCTGCGTCGGTGGTGGGACGCGGCGTGGGAGTGGCCAGCAGCGTAGAGGTGCCCAGTCCGGGTCCCCGCTGTGTGCGCGTATCCTAAACAGCTTGAGGAGGTCGCTGCGGATCACGGGGGCTGTCACCCGCCGGCTAACTGGGAGCATAATAGCCGTCGCCATCTGATAAGAATTGTCCCCCCCATCCCCGATTGTTGGCTATGTTCTGTACATTCTGCGTGTGTTTGTAATGAACTAGTTAGTGCTCACAATCGTGTGATGGGGACCACACCTGAACCAACTGCTGCTGGGGTGGCTGCCTTAACGTTTGAGTCTCGTAGACTTGCTAGGAGGCTACCACCACAACATCCTTGGACCCTGGAGGCTGTTCGGGACAGCTTCCAAGGTGCACGCAAGCGAAGATACGATGAGGCATATGTATCTTTGTTGACTGACCCTTTGTCAGCCTCTGATGCTAGGATTCAGGCTTTTGTAAAAGCAGAAAAGTTTGATCCTAATGCCAAAGTTAATCCTGATCCCAGGATGATCCAGGCACGGTCAGCTAGGTACAATCTCGTGGTCGCCCGTTATCTCCGGCCTATCGAGCACTTGATTTATAATCTTATAGGGCTTGATGGCATGCGGGAGGTGGCCAAGGGATTGAACCAACGTGACCGCGCTGACGTCTTGCGACGTAAGTTTGAGCTTTTTGCTGATCCTGTTTGCTTCAGTCTTGATTGTAGCAGATGGGATAAGCATGTAAAGCTGCCCATTTTAAAAATTGAGCATGCTTTCTATAAGGCTCTTGTTGGGGAACATCCTGAGTTTCAGATGTTGTTGGATTGGCAGTGCCGTAATCGTTGTAGGACCACTGGTGGTGTCAAGTATGTGGTCACCGGAGGTCGTATGTCAGGAGACATTAATACGGCTCTCGGTAATTGCCTACTCATGGTACTCATGGTCCGTGCTAGCATGCGCAGGCTTGGTGTATATTACTCCGCTTTTGATGATGGTGATGA